ATTCATCCTACGCACTTTGGCGGGCCAACGGTTGAGGCACTAACAACGGCAATAATGAGTGCAGTGTTAGCGTACATTGCTCACGATTACTTGGTTAAGCAATGAATACTATGGAAGAACACAGACTGGATCGCATTGAGCAGAAGCTAGACAAGCTAACTGAAGCTGTATCACAGATTGCCCGTGTGGAAGAGCAGTTACTATCTGCTTTCAAACGCATGGATCGACACGAAAAAAGACTAGACGATCAAGAAGATGACATACGAGAGCTAGAAAATACTGTAGTAATTAACTCCAGTTCTGTTAAAAACGCTGAGCGATTCTTCTGGATTGCTGTCAGTGCGTGTATATCATTTGTCGTGTATATGGTTAAGTAACATATGTGGACTGCATTAATTAGCCCCATAGCTACTCTGGCAAAAACATGGCTGACCAATCGTCATGAGCAATCACAAGCCAAGCACGTAGCTAAGATGGAGGTAATTAAGAATACAGCCACATGGGAACAAGAGATGGCAGCAGCCAGTGCTACTTCGTGGAAAGACGAGTGGTTTACTGTGGTACTGTCGATGCCTTTGTTGGCTGTGTGTTACGGAGTGGCTATGGATGACTTAAGTATTATGCAACGGGTAGGTATGGCGTTTACTGAGCTAGACAAGCTACCTGATTACTACCAGTACTTGCTTTACGTAGCAGTCACGGCCAGCTTTGGTATACGTGGTGCTGACAAACTGATGCAGATGAGGGCTAAGTAATGGCAACTGCCGCTGAAATTAGCGCTTTGTACAACAGGTATCTGGGCCGCGATCCTTTGCAGTCTGGTATTGACGCATGGCTTGCTACGGGCCAAAACATTGAGCAAATAGAGCAGGGTATAGCTAACTCGCCTGAAGCGGCTGTGTATGAAACGTATCAAGAAACTCTTGGGCGTGAGCCAGAAATGGAAGAACGCCAAGCGTGGGTAGAGGAGATCAACACCACAGGGTCTATACAACAAGCTGTAGACAATATTGCCGCATCTCCAGAAGCAACTGCTTATCAAGCAGAAGAATTAGATATTCTTGCTGATACTACTGATAACGCTACTGGTTTAGACGATACTACTGATAACGCTACTGGTTTAGACGATACTACTGATTACACAGAAGCGTTGACTATACTAGCTAATGCTCCAGATACTATGGGGTTGGGTATACAAAAACAACTAAATGAAGATCGTCCTGATCCTGTTGTTGTAGGAGAAGACGGACAGTTTTATAGAAATAACGCAGAGCTTACATCAGAAGGTTGGGTATCTAATATTGATTACAGTGAGCCTGTTTATTATTTTACTCAGCCCCTTGAAGATGATCGTTACAATAACTATGGCGAAGCCAGCGATGACTTTAGTAGAAACTATAGTCAAGGTAACTACTACACTAAAGATGAAATTAAAGCGTTTTGGAATGGCGACAAAGGAACAGGCATGGGCTTGTTCAAAGAGCAAAACCCTAATTTAGATTTTGATGCGTACTTTAATTTTGTTCAAGAGTCTAGTTCTTTATATACAGGGAATATTAATGCTACGTATGCTGACAACCAAGAAGCTGTAGACGCTTTAGCTGCTAAGTACGGAATAGCTACTACGTACACAGATGATGATGGTCAGGTCTGGGGTTTTAATGGTAGTGGTCTTAGTCAAACTAGATTTGTAGATACCAGTATAGACTTTGGTAACATTATTATGTCTGTCGCTGCTGGTGCTATGACAGGTGGTTTGTTAGCTGGTCCTCTTACTACAGCATTAGGATCAGTAGGAATAACAGGATCAGCAGCTACGGCGGCTGTACAAGGTATTAGTTCTGCGGCTGCTCAGTTAATAACTACAGGAGAAGTAGATTTAAAACAAGCATTAATTTCTGCTGCTACTGGTTATGCTGGTGATAAGTTAGGTAATGCGTTAGCCGCTAGTACAGAAGTTGATGGTGTTATAGGAGAAATTTCTAATACTGTTTCTTCAACTGTTGACACTCTAAAAACTCTTACAGAAACTGGTATGCCTATAGTAGACTCTGCTATTAAAGCTGGCGGTATGTCAATGCTTACACAACTTGTGTCTACAGGTGATATAGATTTAAAAGAAGCTGCTGTTGCCGCTGTTATTGGTGGAGGCATAGAAGCGTTTAATCAGTTTAACACTAACATGAATGCTTTAGGTGTTCCTGAAGACGAATACATGGCTGATCTGGCTGAGTACGAAGAGTTTCAACAAGCCGCTATAAACGCAGACATTAAAGATCCTTTCCTTAATCCTAACTACACTACTGTAGGTGATGGGTTAATGGTTAACGAAGCGGGTAATGTATTTAACTACGCTGGTGATGACTTAGGTAATATGTCTACATTAGACACCAACAACGACGGTAAATTGTCAGGAGTTGATTTACAAGAAATTACTACTGATGTTACAGCTAAAAACATTTATAACTATCAAATGGATGATCCTGTTTATGTTGATGAAAACGGAGTCCCGGTAGACCCGAAGCTAGTTAAATTTGGCCCTGATGGATATGTTGGTTATGACGCTGCTGGAAGTCAAGTAACAGTTACTCAAAAATATTATGATGAAGTATTTGGTGGTGGTAAAGGTGATTTAATTTGGACTTCTGAGGGTGGAACAGACGGCTATATCAGTTATGAAACCGGTGAGTTAGCTTATAAAAAAGTAGAAGGGCAGTGGGTTGATGCTCAAGGAAACGTAGTAGAAGATCCTCAAACAGTTGACGAACTAACTATGATAGCAGCTAAGGCTATTGATGAGCCTTTAGAGTCTGTTACATATTTTGATCAAAGTGGTACTGCTATTAATTATAAGTATCCTCCTGCTGGACTACAAGATAACTTTGAACAAGGTCAATTTTCTGGTCTTATTTTTGGGCCTAATGGTGAAATTAGTGAGGTGTGGTACGACCCTCAAACTAACACTGAGTATGTTAGAGCGCAAGGCACTACTGAAATTACCGCTATTAGAACTCCTGATACTCCACCAGAGCCAGTAGATCCTACGAAAGTTACAGAGGTTACAAAAACAACTCCTGCTGGTGGTGTAGAAACTGCTGATAATACTGCGGATGCTATTTCTACTGCTACAAATACTAATCAAGTAAATGAAATAGTTACTGCGGCAAGCCAGCAAGGTGCTTCTGCTTCACAGTTAACAAATGCAATTAACGCGGCTGTTGCTGCTGGTACTATATCTGCGGAACAAGCTGCTGCTGCTTTAGGCGCTATTGATGTTACAGCATCTGTAGACCCAAGCACGACAAGCGTTTCTACGGGCGCTGGTGGTATGCTGACAGGCGGTGCTGGTGCTGATGTTGACACTGTTACTGCTGGTGATGTAACTACTGGAAGTGGTGCTGGCACTGATGTTACTGGTGGTGGTAATGGCACTGATGTTACGGGTGGTGGCGATAGTGGTGTAACTACTGGTGGTGGTGGAGATGTTGATACTGAAACAGGTACTGGTAAAGATACTGGATCTTCTATTACAGCTACCATAACAGGCGCTCTTGGTGGTGCTATAGCTACAGTAGCAGGCACTGAAGATCCCGGTACAGGCGATCCCGGTACAGGCGATCCCGGTACAAATGGCCCCGGTACAGGTGGACCTTCCGGAATAGATGGTAAAGACGGTAAAGATGGAAGAGATGGTGTATCAAGTAGACCGTTTACTCCCTATGAATTTAAAGGTCTTTCGTACCAGACACCAACAATACAAGAAATAGTTCAGAATCCTAACATTGATTACTCGGCTCCTCTTGATCGTATTATTAACCAAGGTATGTTCAAGGATTACGTATGACATATTTAAATCTAGTAAACAACGTACTTAGGCGGTTGCGAGAAGATGAAGTAACCACTGTAAGTAACGACTCGTACAGTGCTATGGTTGGTGACTACATTAACGATGCCAAACAACTTGTAGAAAACGCATGGGATTGGTCTAATCTTAGGTCTACTCTAACAATCTCTACAGTTGCTGATGACTACACTTACTCGTTAACTGGCTACCAAGACCAAGGTAAAATCTTAAATATCATTAATGATACATCTAATATTGTTATGGAGTATAGACCACAAGAATGGTTTGATGATAAGTTCTTGGTACAAACTCCTGCTTCTGGTGAACCTCAGTACTACACCTTTAGCGGTATTGACGGTTCTGGTGACGCACAGATTGATGTGTATCCCAAGCCTGATGGTGTTTACTCTTTGAAGATTAAAAGCGTTATTAGAAACGTAGAACTAACTAACGACAGCGATACGCTTGCTATTCCTAGTCACCCTGTAATCCATATGGCTATTGCTATGCTAGCCCGTGAACGTGGTGAGACAGGCGGTACATCAACACCAGAATACTTTGCTATTGCTGACAAGTATCTGTCTGATGCTATCGCTCTTGATGCACAAAAACATCCTGAAGAAACTATTTGGTTTACACCATAGGGAGATACTAGATGGCCCAGCCTCTACAAAGTATTAATCTAGTTGCTCCTGCGTTCAAAGGGATCAACACAGAAGACTCTCCACTTGCACAAGATCCTTCTTTTGCGGAGATTGCAGACAATGCTGTTATTGATAGACGAGGCAGGCTCGCATCAAGAAAAGGAAACCAAGTAATTACAGAAGACAAAACTGTTCTGGGTACAGATTACATTAGCACTATTCACGAGTTTTACGACAACGCTGGTAATGAAGTAATCTTTAGTACTGGTAACAACAAGATTATGACAGGTACGACTACACTGGTTGACGCTACACCGGGATCGTACACGATTACAGACAACGATTGGAAGATAATTAACTTTAACGATCACGCTTATTTCTTCCAACGTGGTTACGAACCTCTGGTGTACAGCAACAGTCTAGGCGCAGTAACCAAGATGTCCAGTGTAGCTGGTGCTTCTGTTTCGTCTACACAGTATTGCCACGAAGCTATCGCTGCATATGGGCGTGTATGGTGCGTAGGTAACGCTACAGATGATAACACTATCTACTGGTCTG